TTTAACACGAATTGTTGTAGTTGGATAAGCTGCATTAGATTCTTCTGCAGATTGTATCTCTAATACAATATCTCTACCACTAATTGGGTCAGTAATATCTCCATAATCCGGATCGGCGATATAACCTAATATATCCTGATAAACTGTCTTACCAAATCCCCAAAACTTAACACCCTCATTTTCTTTACCTCTAACAATTATAGGTGCAAATGTTCTTAATTTTGGCTCCATCTTCTTACCTGCTTTCCAATCATCTGTATCACCCGTTCTTTTAAGTTTTTCGGCAAATTCAACAATAGGGTCGGGTCTACCAAAAGAAATTGGAGATAGATACGTTTTGTTGTTAATGTTGTAGTGAAAGAAAAGTTCGATGAAAGGAATATCTTTGTTGAACTTGTAGGGAACTAATCTAATTTGATGTTTTCCCGGTGTTGGCTTCCAGAGTGAATCTGATTTTTTGGAAGTGTTTTGAAGCGAATTGAATCGCTTCAATGCTAATGAAATGTCCATTGTTTTTGTTTTAAAATTAAAGATTGTTTTAATGTTCAAGTGGTATATATAACCTCTTTATCATTTTGATAAACAAATATAGAAATTTTTTTTGTAATTTCCAATTTATTTCTATAAAAAGTTTAGTTTATTTTTGGGGGGAAAATTTTCTCATTTTGCCCACTTGCCTCTACTCACTAATTGAGCAATTACGGAATATATGGCAAGGTCTTGGTAGGTATCATCGACTGATTCTCCAACTTCATCTGGTTGCCCCATTACAACCAATTGCTTTAATCTGTTGATTTTATCATTTTGTCTAAACCACAATCCTGTTAACGATAATTTAATATCTTCGTTGGTTTGTAGCTGAGTTCCTACTGAAATGTTGCCAGGTCCATAGTTTCTTTGCTTTTTGCAAAAAGTAAGATACATCTCATCTAAGATGGCTTTAAACTCATCCGTTGTTTGCGGATATAAATCTTCGCAATATGTAATTGCATCGGTAGTATTAGTATTGTCCATAACGTAATATTATATAGTGATTCTCTTATACGAATATACAACATTAATTTGTAATTTCCAAATTAAAAACTATTTATATCCAAATCGGATACAATTATATTTTTATGAACTTTTGTAGGTATTTTTTTATAACTTTGATTCGATGTAATCAAAATAGAGTTTCTATATTCATCCCAATCTAATTGATAGGTATTATCCAATTGACCTCCCGTTTTATGCTTAATAATAGTATTTAGTGCATTTATCGTATATATGGTATTTGATTGTTTTTTTCTATGAACCAATATAGTTTTCCAGTTTGAATCAATCGGCGTAGACCCTCTTTCCACATTATATGTTATATAAAATTCGGAATCATTCAGTTTATTCGCTAAAATAAATATGTTTGGATTAATTAGAATATAATTTTTCGTTATAAATTCTAATGATGTATCCAATTCGTTTTTATATGTGAATAAACATAGTAATTGTGTGTTCATTTATTATATATTATTATTATTATCTAACATATATATAAATTGCAAAACAAAAGCGATTTTATTACTAGCCATTTTTAGTAAAACAATTCTGAACATCTGTATGATATTTGTAAACAGTCTGCAATTTACCCAAAACACCACTTTTAGAACGTTGTATTTTTTCTCCTATTGGGTATCTCTGGCCATTTTTTGATATAGCATATACTATTTTAGAACCACCTGTTATAGTTGTTTCGCCTCTTTTAGTAGTTTCCCGTTCTTCTCCTACTTCAAAATGTGAAACCAAATCATTTTTATCGTTAAATGGAAAACATTTTTGCATAGTGGATTTATTAACGGCAACACCTCCGCTTTCTTGATAAAATGCATCCGGGTCTCTGTATACCCCACTACCTCCAAACATAATATTAAGATGTAATTTTTCAGCTACCGATTCTGCTTCTAATAAAGTTCCAACACCGATATTTTTTCCATTTATATTTACAGTTTGTTCATCCAATTTTTTAATCAAATTTAAATCAGTTTGGACTGTTCTTTTTCTAATTTCACCCAATTTAGCACCCAGCTTAGGGCCATCTGTTTTATTTGATAAATCGGATATAACTCTTTGTTCTGTTTTTGTTAAAGTATTATTTGTGTCTGATGCATAATTAACAAATCCCTTCATCATGTCTACATCAGTAGGTGGGGTGGAATGTCCTTCTGGCAGGTATGCCATATGTTTTTTTGATTTACTCATAAATTCAACAACTCCCTTTATACTCTTACCATCTCCCTTCCAATATTTGTCAGGAAATGCACCCGTTGATAATGTTTTTGCTAATGCTATTAAAGTATTAGGTTCTATATTTTGTAAATGTATAATTGGTTCATTGACAACTTTATCCAAATCAGTTTCTAATTTTTGATAATCAGTTATAGCACTATTTATTATATTTTTAACCGATTTACCTTGTTCCGGTGTCATTTGACCTTTTGCAACAATATCATCAATCTGTTTTGTTTTAAATGCCGCTTCCGCTGTTATAGTTGATTGGGCAACAATTGCATTTACATTATCTTTATCCGAATAAAATGTCATATGTAAGTCGCCAGTATCTTTATTTAAAATAAATATAGCAGTGTCCGATGGATTATCACCACCGCCACTATTTCTGATAATTTTAATTGCTTCTTCTTTTGAAATTTCTGTGTTTGCCAATAATAATCTACCTTTAGTAGAATTTACGGCATTTTCTTGAGCTTTTAAACCCGTAGCATCGCCGAAAAATGGAATAGATGTTGCGTTTTCGATACCATTTTTTTCTATTATTGCCTTTTTTATATGATTACATTTACTTCCGGCTGCTCTTGTTGCAATTATTACTTTAGATGCAACGCCAATTGATACACCATATTGTTTAGCAACTGCGGCTGCTTCTGATTTTTTAACACCACTTGCAGGGTTATCACTATCGTTTTCTTTAGCTAATTCTGTATCTTTTAATTTTTCAATATTAGATGTTAATTCGGAATCATAGTCAAAATCTCGCTTAGAGTTAAGTACATCAATAGTAGATGTGATTGATATAATTTCATTTAACATTGAACCAGGTGAACCAGGTGCTCCTGATGATTTTGCAAATCCACTTTTAACAAACGAATCCAATGATTTTTTATTTGAAGTTTCTAAATTTGAAAAATCAGATTTCGGTTCTCCCTGTGAAGGAGGTGTAGATGTTTGCGGTGTTTGCTGTGTCTGCTTTTCTACGTTTTTTTCAGCTGATGTTTTAAAATCAGTAGCACTTAACTTTTGAGCTGATGGTTGTTCCGATTCCTTATCGGATTTAGATGGCTCTATATGAGTTCCACTTTTAATTGCAGCATCTTTTGCAGCTTTTGATTTAAAAGCAACCGTTTCGCCTGTATCTTTTTTAGTTGCTGTAAACGTTTCACCGGAATCGTTAGTGGCTTTCTCCATCAAATAACGGATTGCTTCGGGATTATAAATACCATTTTCCTCTAAAATGATTACAAGTTCATTTATATGAGTTCGGTTCGTTAAATCTACTATACCTGTTGGAATTCTGTAACTTAAGTCTAATAAAATTTTGTCAAAATCTGGTTTCATAATCTTAAAACTATTATTTAATTTAATATCGTATATAACTATATATATGAATTTAGGATAATTTATTCAAACTATGGTAATTCATGCCCTCAAATATTCTAACTGGGAAATCGCCTCTTTCTAATATATCTACCAATTCACTAATTACCACATCTCTATCATCTGGATGCATATCTATTAGAAATGCATCGTATGTATATAATATTAATTTCGAACTTCTACTTTCTAATTTATCTATTACTTCCCGCATCTTACCGTAATTTATTTCCGTTTCCAACGCCTGTAATAGGTAATTAAATACTTTTTGCTCAGTAACCCCTTCTATCCGCTGTAATGGAATCTTTCTATAATATAGTGGAGTTATTAGGCATTCATTGAGTATGAACTCTTCATACAGTTTTTTAATATACACATCTACTTTTTGGAAAAATGGAATCGTTCGCGCGAATTCATCTAATCCTCCATACAGATATTTAAATGATAAGGATTTGGATTCCTCAATTGTAACTCCATAATAGTTGGCAAGATGTTCATGTGCAGTTTCTCCTATTGGGAATTTATACCCAATCAATCTTCCAATAATCCGAATATGATATGATTCATAATCAAATTGGATAAGTGTACCGCCTTCAAATCTACTAATGATATTAGCCCTACTTCCATCGGATTTATTCATAGCAGCCCAATTAACACCTAAATGCCGATTACTAGGTCTGCCTGTAATGGTGTATGGATTATATTTGGTATAAGCTAATCCATTGGATAAATTTTCCCTATTAAAGTTAAATCGATTCACAAATGATTCTACATCAACTTTTACTCCGGATGATTCCAGCTTACCCAATAATGTAATAGAATCAGAGTAAGCTCTATACGAATGTTGAATTCCAGGTATAGTTGGTATACGCTTTAGGATATTAAGCCAGCGCATTATCGGTATACAATCATTTAGATATTTAAAATCGCTTTTATACCCCTTATAAACCTCTTCAGCGAACTCATTGAGTATGAACGGTTTACCATAGTGTTCGAAATATACCCACTCATAATCCAACCCCTTAGTGGCTAAATAGCGATTTCCATACACTAATGTATCAGGCTTAATCAATTTATCAAAATTAATTAAATCGCACTTATCTGCATCAATGTGATTAAAGTTTATTATATAATGGTTATCATAGGTTCGTATATATAGAAATGATATACTCACATCATATTCATGTGCTCGGGGTGAACTCCATATTGGGAAAGCTAATATGGGTGTTACATTTGATGTGTAAAACTCACGAAGGCTGTTGTTATTTTCTATTAGTATCATATTCCTACAAATATAGGAAATTTTAATGAGAAATACAAATTTATATCCAATTATTTATAAAATTGTAGTAAATTCGGTAGATACAATCCAATATTCTTAATTGTAAATGCTCCAAATGCAATTGCGGCTTTATTTGATGAGATAACTCCTATATCCGCTAAACTACCATCATCCTTGTATATTCGTTCGATTGGACCGGATATTCTCCATTTTATATCAGTAACTACCCAAAATGGGGATTCTGATAATCTTCTAAACTCATTCTCATCTATTTCGAACAGGTAACTATTTGCATCATTTGATTTTTGGCAGAAATATCTTCTAATAAATCCAAATTCATAGTCCGTTTCAGCTGGTTCTGGTACTATTGTTTTTGGAATATCTAATTTGAATACATTTAGGTTGGTAGATATTTTTGAATACATATTTTATTTCTTTGGGGTTATTCTAAACTGTGCCTCTAATGTAGTCCTCCACCCTTCAGCTGATACACTATGTTTTATATTTGTAATTTGAAATACGCCAATTTGATTGTATATTTCAGGAACACCATTTATTCTGAAGTATTCTCCACAGTTGAACCCATTAATCCCATCTATCACCAATGTCACAGTAATTGGCGATAATATCGATTTCTTATCTTCCTCCGGTTCTGATATTGCCTTTCTTATTAACTCCGTATCAGTAAATATTAAAGTTTTAATACCATCTTTAAATTTAAATTTTATAGATTTACCATCTATAATATCGGTATAATTTATTGCTTCATTTTGAGGCGCTTCACCTTCCGAATTATCAAATGTAGTAGGTTTATTTACAGTATCTCTAAAGTTTTTTTCAATGGCACTTAACTCTATCATATTTAGTGAAAAACGACCATCTGCGTTACTCATCATAGACATATCGAATTCTTGAAATATGTTATCAGGTAATGGGATATCCGATAAAGCTTTGTCTGTATCCGTTATATTCTTTAATGCGTTTGTTAAAAATCGTTGTGAATTAAATACAGTTCTACCGGCTACCAAATTACTCATTTCAAAATTGAAACTAAAATCTATAACATTAGATTGTATAGTATTTGGGTTAAATCTATAAATTAGATTATCTACTGGTATGGGATTCTTACTCTGACTGGTATAATCCATTATAGTTGCAGAAGTTCCTTCCTTTACATTGCCAACTATTAATCTGAATTTTCCTAGACTATTGGAGTTTATAGCATCCAATATTGCAGTTATAAAATCTATTCTACTATAAGTTGCTTTCCAAATTTGAACAAGTAATTTATAATTTAAAAAAATATTTAAAGCATTTCCACAGCATCCATCGGTTGTAGTAGGGTTAATAATACTACCTTCATCATCTTGAACGATTACTCCATCGTTTACAGAATATCCATTTATACTACAATCTATAGTTTTATTTGATATATTAATAATATCCGCTTTATCACCATTAGTTGGTGCAACGAATGTAATCATCTGTTTATTGGGATATATTATATCAGTATTTGACGAAATAATATTTTTATGAGAACGGATTGGAATATATTCTTTTTGCGAACCACCTATATTGTATGTTGGAATTTTAAAATCAAATGTATTCGGCTCATATCCCGTCTGGAACAACGAATAATTCATTAATTTTTTTAAAATAAATCTTAATGAAATATATCTTTCAGTTGATGCTGTTTCATCCTGCTTTGTATCACTAACCTTGCCCCAATTGAAGAATTCATTTTCCCAATCAGCTTTGCTTGCTGATAATTTATCTTTTTCAATATTCAAATCAGCACATAATTGCGCAATCCATTGGTCAAACGGTTCTCCATTTTTTGATTTTCCCGGAGTGTCGGTTTGAGCTTTATCATTTGATATATTGGTTGGTATTGCCAATGACATCTGATTTCCCTGTGAAATATCTAAAGAAATAGTATATGTACCATCCGATTCTATTCCGAAATTAAATTCCGTAATCTTCCCTGCTACAAAGTCATACGAACCCAATGATTTTTCAACGTGTTGTTGAAATCGTTTAAATGAAGTATTTGTAAATCTATAATAATTAGAAAAAATATCTACAAAGTTATTGTAATCGGTTTTAGTAAATAATTGAGTTGATAATTCCGTTACATTGGAATACGCATTCGCCGGTTTTTTCTCTTTGAATCTATATGTTTCTAATGTATTATCTCCGAATTCAACTAACACATTCATACCCGGTTTACAGAAAAACAATTCAAACAATTCAAATTGCTTTAATGAAAAACATCTAACTGTTACCCTTGCTGTTTTCAATGTGTTATTCGCTCCATCTGTATCTATTTCTACATTTTCTATAATTGGAGTTGAAATTCTACGATTACGTTCTCCTTCTACCTTTACTTTCTTTCCTGAAAAATCAAAACCAATATATGATTCTTCTGTTTGATATTTACTATCTATGTTTAAATTATTTTGTATAATACAGCCTAAATAAGCATCTTGATTTGATGATTTAGTACTATATAATTCCCTTAACTTTGCAATCCGTTTTTCTGCTGATAGCTCCTTTAAGCCTGATATTTGAACCACTTTTGCACCCGATGTTAGTATTACCCAAGGAGTTTTTAAAATGGAATTAAAATGAGTCGATGTATCATTTATGGGATTTTCACGATCTTTCAATACATCTACGACCCACTTTTTAACTGGCGAAAGAAATGGAAATGGCATAACTTACTTATTTATATTACGTAATTGAATTTCTATTTTTGCGGTATCCATTGGTATTCTTAATTGAATGCCAGGATTTACATAAAATGTGGCATCATTTATATTATTAGCCGTTGCTATAATCCACCATTTAGTCTGATCTCCATAATATTTATATGCCAATAAATCCAATCTATCTCCGGCTTCTGATATAATATACATATCTGTATCATCTGCTCTAACTATTGGATATATGGTAGATTCCAAATACTGTCGTTTGGTTTCCTTTGTTTTTAATATTTCGCTATTTGTGTATCTATTCATAATTTAGTATTAACCAATTGGTTTTACGGATGTTATGCCAGGCTTTAAAGTTCCAGATTGTTGGGTATCACTAGCAGTCTTTATACCCAATCCATCGAAATCATATCTAACTACTTTGACATTTGGATCGGAACTATTATCTATTTTTTGATTTTCTATTATAGTCATACCAAATGATACGGAAATAGTAGTTGGGTATAATTCTGAACCACTATTTACCTCACCTGCCCAGCTGGTGGTATCATCTACTGTAAAACTTAAAGCGGTTATAAATCCAAATATATTTTTATATAATCCGTTTACTGTTAATTCTATTAAATTAGGTGCAAACGTTAAAGCTACTTCATCATTGCCATATTTAATCGATGATACTTCATTATATGGAAAGGTTAATTCTTTTAGAGAGTTTAAATTTCGTTTCATAGCACCTTTAGTACCTTCATCAAAATAATATAATTTAAAATCAAATGAAAGAGCCCTTTCAACTCCGTTATATCTGTATGTATTATACGGTGAACCAACATATTTAAACGGACTCCAATCAGGCGTAACGGTTTCAGAAATATTCGATATCGTTGCGGGAAATATTAGAGAATACGTTTTCCCCAATGGTTTTATTTTTATAAAACTAGCTCCAATTGGATTTGTATCATTTGGATTGGTAGAATTAGGGGATTTCTCAAGTATTCTTTGATTAAACGAATCTATATCGGCTCCCGAATCACGCTTCACAGCACCAAATGCTATATATTCAGATTTCTTCGTGCGTTTATTGGTGGTTTCTGTATAAATTGTATAGTATTCTGAGTTTTTTACATGGTCCTTAGATGTATCTCCGTTTCCTGAATTAGTTCCTCCCCCATATAACTTCCCTGCGTTACCTTTTTTTGGTTCGGTAATTGATGCGGTATTAGGTAATTTTTTTATCTTTTTGGTAACTATTCCCGATGCGGTATTTAAAACTGCCTTTTTAGCTGCTGCAATTGCTGCTCCAACTGCCTTATCTGCTATTTGATTTAAATCCCCACTTACTACGCCAGCAAGAGCATTTGCTCCCATAGGCACTTTACTCACATTATAATCTTGTCCAGCCTTTATGGAGTTTCTTAACGCAGAATGGTCTCCAACCGATGCCGGTATTGTTCCTTTACTAATAGGTGCTCCTGTTTTTGTTTCAAATATAGTATCGGAAGGTCTG